TGATAAGTAATCCAGTTTTCACCAGTTTCACTCTTCATACCACACATAGAAGCCTTACCATTATCCCAGAAGCGGTTGTAAGCTACAGTAACATACTTAGAATCGCCCTTGATGTCTACAGTACCGTCACCCTTAGCCTGGTCGGCAGCACCACCCTTCTTGCCATAGAAGAGATCCATGTTGTGAATCCATACATGAGAGTTATCAGTATCAAGAGACATAGCATCATCCAGGCAACGCATGATAGCAAAGTTACGGAACTCTACACTCTCAGCCTCTCTAAGCAAGAAGCCAAAGCCATATACGGTAGCATCATCACCGACACCTTCGAATGTCATATTCATCATAGCTCCCTTAACCTGCAAACCTTCTGCAGAGCTTGAAATGTGATCCAAATCAGAAAGATTTACCTTACCGATGATACGGAAGGCGATTGGGGTTTTATCCTTACCCTTAGAATAAGCATCAATAATAGACTGAAGACCGGTAATGGTCTCAAGCTTACCCGTATTAACGGTTGTAGAAACGGTCTTAGCAGTCTTGGCTGTAATATACAGAACCTTCGCACCAGCCTTCAAAGTACCATCATTATTATAAGCACCTACACCATCATACTTGAAATGAGCAAAGCCCTCACGGTTGTAGCTCTGTACTACCAAGTTAGAAGCAGTATTGGCACCAGCAATCTCTTTACCGTCAGCATTTACAGGAACAACCTTTACAGAATAAGTGCCTTCCTTCAAACCGAGAACATCAGCACGATAGTAAGAAGCATACTGCCGAACCAGCTGAGCATCAATCTTCTTGTCATCTACATATACATTATAAGAAGAAGCGCCCTCGAATGGAGCCCACTTCAGGTAGGCAGACTCCTGCCAGCCCTTTGCCTCAGTAATCTGAATCACACCTGCAGGATTGTCAATATCACCACTTTCGCCCTGATCGGCCTTCTTAGCAAATCTGATGGCTTGAACTGAAGCATTGTACTCATCATTCTCTGAACCTGACTTAGGAGTAATAATAGTCTTATCACCTTCGAACTTCACACTTGTCAAGTCTGCAGTATTATAATACTTCACATCACCCGACTTGGTGGTAACATACATCTGATTGACCTTGCTGTTACGAGCCACGGCATGGGTAATCTTAAATGTCGATGTCTGTGCCAAAGCAGCACTCAAACTCATCAGGAGGAGTGCCAAAGTAAATACCATTTTCTTCATTTTGCGTTCCTCCTTTTTTATTTGATAATTACTTTCTTACCATTAATCATATAAACACCCTTAGATAAGCCCTTAGGGGATTTACCAACACATTGTCCCTGAAGGTTATAAACCTTTCCTTGCAATGCTTTCTTTATATCTTCTACCTGGCTGATGCCGGTAGTTTGATAAGTGAAAGAAAGGGTTACGAGCGACATGTCTGCCTGACCAGATGTATTATCTGAATACTGAAGAACAACATTGTCGCCATCGAAGGTAATCTCTGAGACAGTCTTTTCTATGAGCTGACCATCAATCTTAACCGTCTGTTTGCTGCCGGCAAATACTGCCGTAGACAACATTCCAGCCAACAATAATAAATAAGCTTTTTTCATTTTGATGAATGTTTGTTAGATTTATTTTTTGGTTTGTTTTTGAATCTTACAATGCAAAAGTAGTGAAAAAATATCTATTATAAAACATTCTGGCACATTTTTCTTACGCAAACGTTTTCATAAGTGTAAAATGGAATATTATAAAAAAGGGCATAAAAAAAGACTGAATCCTGTTACGAAGATTCAGTCTCATAAAGAAGTGGTACCACCAGGAATCGAACCGGGGACACAAGGATTTTCAGTCCTTTGCTCTACCAACTGAGCTATGGCACCAACTTTCACAAATCGCGATTTATCATTTGCGGGTGCAAAGGTAATACTTTTTTCTGGTTCCTGCAAATTTTTCGGGAAATTTCTTTCAAAAAAAGATAAAAAAGTCTATTTTTGTTGGTGTTGTCCATTATTTAATGTACCTTTGCAGCAGATATCGGGATTTAGCGCAGTTGGTAGCGCACGTCGTTCGGGACGATGAGGTCGCTGGTTCGAGTCCAGTAATCCCGACGAAAAGCCGGTAAATGTGCCATAAACACTAAGGATTTGCCTCAGTCGGTGCCAAAATGGTCGGTACAATTTCGGTATCACTCCTATATACATTATTAATAATAGGCTGTATCTGAGAAAAATTAAAGATATGGCTAAAAAAAATTATTCTCCAAATTCGAATGACACAGTACTTAGTAGTGTCATTGGCTGGAAACCTCCAGTTTTTCACCAAAGATCAGAATGTTATATCTCCTTCATGGCGTTTGATCCAGAGATCAACCGCATGAGGAAGAAAAAAATTATGCTTGACCATATCAAGGGCAAGCGGAACCAGCGTGTCTATGCCGATCAGATTATGAAGAATCTCACCGAGAAACTTATGGCAGGCTGGAATCCTTGGATTGAGTCTCTGCAGCCTCTGGAATATACGAAGTGGGACGACGTTCTCGAGAAATATAAGGCTTATCTAACAAAAATGTGCAATGAGGGAAGTATGCGTGAGGAGACTTACGTTGACTACAGCAGCCGTGTCCGTATCCTAGAAAAATGGAAGAAAGAAAAAAACATAACTCTCAATTTTTCTTATCAATGGGACAAAAGTAATGTGAGCAAGTTCCTGGACTACATTTTCATCGACAGGAATAATACAGTATTGACTCGCAACAACTATCTTGCCTGGACTAAGAGTTTCTCCGCTTATCTGTTGGCTCGAGGCTATATACCAAAGAACCCAACAGAAGGTTTGGAACGTATCAAGAACAGGCAGAAGAAAAGCAGAGATGTCATACCTGACTGCACCATGCAGCTCATCAGAGATTATCTGATGGAGCACAACAGGCACTATCTGCTGGCGTGTGAGATTATCCACTACCTCTTCATCCGCCCTCGAGAGATGTCCTATCTCAGAATCTGTGATATCCATGTCAAAACTCAGACACTCACTCTGCATGGTGAGAACACTAAAAATGGCAATGATGCTGTGATTACGCTGCCGACTCATGTCATCAAACTCATGATGGAACTCAATATCTTCTCACACCCAGGACAGGACTACCTCTTTTCTGACGGGTTCTGCCCCGGACCAGAAAGGAAAAATGAGAAAATGTTCAGAGACTACTGGACTCGTGTCCTGAGGAAGGAACTGAAGCTCTCACCTCGGTTCAAGTTTTACAGCTTGAAAGACACAGGCATCACCAATATGCTGCGGGCCAATGCCGACGTCTTGTCGGTCAGAGACCAGGCGAGACACTCGTCCATACTCATCACCGATATATACACACCAAAGGATATACAGAAGGCGAATGAGTATATCAAGAACTATCAGGGTATCCTATAATATATAATAAGGTGGAGAGCTAACTGCTCCCCACCTTATTATATATATTATGATAGCATATAAAAATATCCCGTGTAAACTGGCTCGATGGCATCGTCCTTGACTTCCATCTCTATCTTCTCGCACACATATTTCTTGTTGCGGATGATGTATATCTTGGAAGGGTCCGGTATGACATCTGACTTGAACTTGACTTCCATGCAATTTCGATTATCAATTTTGATAACTGAATTATGGAACTTACCAAGTGATATGACACCTGTATTGGTAGAATTCAAAGACAGAGAGAATAATTTTGTGTCCCCTATAGAACTAACTCCTGCATACTGATAATCAGTATTAATGCGGTAATCGGTTATAAACATAGGCCACCTCGACTTATTTCCAACCCAAGAAATATGGCCATATGGCTTGTCATACGCCTGCACTTTGCCTGGCAGAATGAAGAAAACACTCATGACCTCCTCTTCATCTTCGCTTTCTTCCATGCTTGACTCATCATCTATGGCATCCTGTACGGATATGTAGCTATATCCGTCATCATCAACATCGCACTCCTTGGAATCCGCTTCCTTGTCATTAGGTATTGACAACAGGCAACGCTTCTCGTATTGATTATCTTCTCCTAAGAATGCTGTCTTGAAATTGATATCTTCTACAACTTGCGCTGCTGGAGAGATGCAGAGATCAACGTAATCATCGGAGTTCTGGTCTCTGATAAGCGGTGACCAGTAACCTGCCAACTGCCAGGTCTTGGTATTGTCCTCCTCTACATATATGTAATAGCTGTAGAAGTGCTCGATGATGGTCTGTCTCTTCTTCTTCTCGCTCCATCCCTGTGTTGTCAAGGCGAACTGGTTGCTCTCGCCAAAATAATCTACGCTTTTGACAATATTGAAGTTTCTGAACACCTTCTTGGAGATGCTCTCATAGCTACCTCTATTGACTGAATCATCTAGCTTATACTCCAGGTTAGCGGTTGATGAAGTACTGAAAGAACCGTCCTCGTCATAGTCTGCCGAATATTCATCCAGTGGTTCTATCTCAATTGAATCTACAGAACTCAACTCTGAGGAACTGATGACGCAGCAGGTCTTCTGGGCTTCATCGAAGTAGATGGAGGCATTGAAGAATTTCCGGAATTCTTCTATGAATGTATAAGATGACCAATGTGGAAGCGCCCTGCGCAGTTCACGAGTCTTGTAGGCCGAAGCTATATATAGCTGGTTCCACGGCTTGCAGTCGAAGTCGTTGCGCTTGAGAGTGTATCCTTCATATTCTACCACTTTGCGGAAGATATACATCAAGTTTGGCTGAACTGCCAGGTTCATGATAAATGGTGCATTGTAGCCGATGAACTGCTTTGTTTTATCCACCCCAACAAAATTTGCGATTAGGTCGTTCGTTTCGTCTCTTACTGGCATGAAGCACCATCTACCTTCCGCTCCCAGGAACTCCGAATGATTTTCATTCAGCCTGTAGATGTCTTTAATCTTCAGCTGGTTTTTAAATCCCTGAGAAAAACCTTTATCAATAGTATAACCAGGTTTATCAGCTGTGCCGAATGGAATCTCATCGATGTAGTGCTTGGTCATGCGGTCATTGAATTTGATGCGTGACTTGCCTCCGACTATCTGCAGTTTGATCTCTTTCTCATTCACGGAGAGTATGGTACCGACACCACTCATGATGAGCTGGCTGTTACAAAACAGTTTGCAGTCATCGTATTTGTCGATGTTCTTCTTGACCTCCAGTCGCGAGACATTCTTAAATATGACACGGTTCTCCAGGATATTCATGGGGAAGGTGATGTCATAGGTGTACTCACCATCATCGGTGACATACTGGTTGGCGTATGTCACCTTGATTGATGATGAAGAAATGGGATAGGCCTTATGGCCATTGATGATGCATGTTATCATATTCCACTACTTATTGTTTAAAATGCGCTGATAATCCTGCAGTCTGCGGTGCAGACCTCTACGTCCAGATATCGGAACTTCGACCTCAATGCCATCGTCAAGAGTCTGTGTCAGACGGCTGACGGCTGCATTGACACCATCGAGGGACTGGCGTACTTCGGTGTTGTCATTATTAACATTGACTACAGGAGCCACCACGGCACTGCCGCCCTGTCCGAGAGAACGTGTGATATCATTAGCGGTCAACGAGCCAACTGTATTAGAGCGCTGTGCCCTATCGATGAGGTCAAGAGCTGGACGGATGGATGAGTTGTTGACGGCATTGTGATTAGCCACGAACTCGCCTTCATGTACGACTCCTGCCTCCTTTCGGTAGCGGTTACCTCCGGTATATCCTCCCTCATAGTAACCTGCTGCCTCTGCCTGGTGCTGCTTCTTGATGGTTGCAATCTGCAGCATACCTGCTGCGGTTGCCATGCCGGCAGCGATAGGAGCCATGACCCAACCAGTGACAGGGATGCTGGCTGCTGAAGAATAGGCGTTGATGGCTGCCATGGCGGTTGAAGCGATTGCCTGAGCTATCTCAATCTTCATTGACTTCTTGTTGGCCTTAGACTTGGCAGCGGCTAACTCCTTGTCACGCTTCTCCTCCAACTTTTTCTTCTTTTTCGAGTTGTTGCCAGCTGCAGCAATCTGCTTCTCGTAGTTCTTGGAGATTTTGGCTTGCTCTAGGTCTGAGCATGCCTGAGCGTATGCTGATGCAGAAGAGAGAATATTGTTGATGCCATTGTATGCAGCAGATGTCTGCTGCACCATGTTATCGAGGAAGTTGGCGGTGACCTGCGCCTTCGCCTGCATGTATGCAGCATGGTTCTGCTTGTCGTTGCCATACAACTCCTTCAATTTCTCCATTGTGTTCTGGTAGTTCTGAATCTGTGAGGAGAAGTATCCACCCAGAGTTGCATTGCCGGTCGACTGGGACTCCCCTGCTGCAGCCCTGGCGCTGTTGACCATCTCTGATGACTTATCATTAATCTTCAGCTGAGCGCTACCAGCTCCATGGTCATCAGCATCTATCTGCGCTCTCTGTGCAGCGAACTGCTTGGTTATCTCCAACTTCATCTGCTGATATTCCTCCTCCTTGATTAATCCCTGCTTGTAGAGATTGTCAAGGCCATTGAGGTACATGGTCTCCTGTGCCTGCAGGTCTTGCTTACCGAACTGCTGACGCAACTCCTTCAGCTGGTTCTGGTATGACTCCTGCATCTGCAGTTGGTGGTCGAGCTCAGCCTGTTCCATATCAGCCTTCAGATCCAGCCACTCCTCGCTGCCCTCTCTGTCTTTGAAGAGTGCAAGACGTTTTTTCATGGCTTCAACATCATTCTTATATAGGGCTTCATTAAGAGCGGTATCATTCTGATAGATAGCTGAACTGGCATCATTGTACTGAGCTTTGATGCTAGCCTCCTTCTGGAGGCGTTCACGCTCAATGGTCTGCTCATTCATCTTCTGAATTGCAGCATCATGCTGCTTGACAACGTTGACCTGGTTGTCTAGCAACTGCTTGTACTCGTTGCTCTTCTCACCATATAGCTGCTTCAGCTTGGCAAAACCCTTAATCTGGATGCTCTGTCTGTCGTCGATGAACTGCTGATAGGTTTTCTTGCCTTCTGCATAGGCTTTGGCGTTGTTAGCCATCAACTCGTTGGTCTCAGCCTTGATGCTATCGGCAGCCTGCTTCTGCTTGCGCTTGGCTTCTGCCTCACGCTTGCGAGCTTCTGCAGCCGCAGTCTTCTCAGCCTTGGCCCTAGCCTTGCGCTCCTTATCTGAAGCTTGATGAGTACCGGTTGTTCTCTGCTGCTTAATGATGGTACCATCATTGCCCTTGCCATTGTAGCCATTGTTTCTCCAAGGCTCCGGATCATTGATTTCGAAGTGCTGGGACTCCAGCTCATTAATCTTGGCCATGAGTTTCTGCTGATACTGTTTTTCTCGCTCGATATTCTGAAGAAGCAGGTCCTTGTGTTCGGCTACGAAGTTTAGTTTCTGGGTCTTGCCACCTGCAAATGGGTTGAGGCGATCCCAAAATCGCTTCCAGTAGCCTCGATTGTCGTTATCTCCCTCTCCTAACAGGTCTTCTGCCTCAGCCTGCTTAGCTATAGACTCAGCCAGCTTCTTCTGCAAGCCATCGATGACGATCTTCTTCTTCATCATGTCGATGTACGACTGAATCTGCCTTGTTGCCTGACCTGTGCGAACAGCCTCTTCAGTAATGTTGCCCAGGTGCTGACTCATCAGCTTGCCGTTGAGTTCCTCCAGTGCAGCCTTTCGATCGGACTCGGCACTGGTATTTGACTGGATAGCAGATGCCAGGCGCATGATGGATGCCTCCTCTTCTGCTGCCTGCTTGTTGGCATCTGTCACGGCATCATTGTAGTCACGCTGCGCCTGCTCTGCGGCGCTCGTCTCTTTAGACAGGGTGACGATGGCGGCAGTCAGACCGGCAACGACAGCAATCACGGCTGTGATCGGGTTGGCCAACAATACCTTGTTCCACAACATCTGCGCTGCTGTGGTCAGTTTTATTTCACGTGTCAACGCCATCTGAACGATTTCCATGGTTTTGAGAGCAGATGTCTTGAGACCCACAAGGACGAGATGCGCCTTTTCGCGCAGAATCATGATGTTGAGCCATGCCATCTGCGCCTTTTCTGCTATCAACTTGGCCTTAGATACTGCAGTATAGGTAACGATGGCGGCAGTCAGTACAATTAATATACGCCAATATTTTTTGACGAAATCAACGAGTGTGGAGAGTGCCCTAACTCCGAGACTTGCTGCAGATATGCAATATCGTGCTGCAGGATAGAGTTTCTGGCCCAGCTCGATGGAGAGATCCAGGAACTTCTTGCTCGCCTTCTCAAGTTGAGCCTTTACATTCTCGTTCTGTGTCTCGAACTCATTGAGGACGGATGTGCCTTCGGAATATGCTTCGCTTGCCAGGTCCTGGGCAGTCTTGATGTCATCGAGCTTGTCTGCGAGAACGGTGAGGACACCTGTCGCTCTGGAACCATCCATCTTCATTTCCTCGAACATAGGTGCGAGGTCTGCGAATCCTCCCTTGGCTCGCATGGCTGCCAGGAATTGGAGGAGTGCGCCATTGGCGTCCTCCTTTAACGTCTTTGCGAATTCCTTGACATTTAGACCTGCAATCTGAGCGAACTTGGCTGAGTCCTGGAACATTTTTGCCAGAAGGTTCTGCACAGCTGTTGCCGCCGTCTCATCCTGCTGCATGTTCTGGTCAAGGACAGAAGCGAGACCCATGATCTGAGCCTGTGTAAAGCCTGCCTGTTTGCCGACACCTGCCACACGGGCAGTGAAGTCAACGAGATAACCGGCAGAGGCAGAAGAATTCTGAGCCAGTTCGTTGACTGCAGAACCTGTCGCCAACATGGCACCTCGCAGACCTTTGGTCTTGTCTTCGCCGAACATCTGGGCGAGTTTACCGATTTGTGAGACTGCTTTATCGCCGAGGTCATCACCGAGTGCAACATTGATTTTATCGGCACCATCGACGAACTCCTCAACTGCAGCAGTCGATGTGATGCCGAGTCTGCCGGCATCTTCGGCTAGTTGGTTGAGCTTTTGGCGAGGTGTGCGGGTATCCATCTTCTTGAAGTCTTCGTTCATGCGCTCAACCTCCTCGGCTGCCTGACCGGTATATTTGCGGACGTTGGTCATCTCATCATCCATCTTGGCATACTCCTCCACACACTTTTTGACTGTGAAGGTGATGCCGGAGATGGCAGCAACAGCACCGAGTGCAAGACCCTGCATACGGTTGAACCAGTCTGCAGAGCGCTTGATCCAGGACTCCTGGGCTACTCCTTCGGCTCTGACTGCCTGCAGTTCTGCCTTCAGCTGCTTCGCCTTCAGCTCCATCTGCTTGAACTGCTCGGTACCACGCTGCATGCCCTTCATCTGTTGGTTGAGAGCCTTGATGGAGTACTCCAGGTCACGGATGGATGAGGTCTTGAGGTTGGACATGGTGTTATTGACCAGCTGCATCTGACGCTTGGTCTCCTTGATGTCCACATTGGTGCTGTCTATCTCCTTGTCATATTGCTGCATGAGGGTGACCACCTTCTGCTCACTCTGGCGGATGCGCTCCAGTTCTGCCTCTACCAGCTTCAGCTGCGAAGCTCGAGAGGCGTACATGGTAGATGTCGGGTCGTAGTCAGCCATTTGGCTACGTAGCTTGGAAGCTGTGAAGTTGAGGTCATTGAGTGAAGCATGTTTCAGGTTTGACACCGTTGCGGTCATGCGTCTCGCTTCCTCATCAGCCTTGCGTGTTGCGCCCTTCAGGGCAAGCATCTGCTCCTTGACCTTTGAGAGTTGTGCATCCAGCTTGGCGAAGTCTGAAGGATCTGACGCTGCCTTCATCTGCCCCTTCAGATGTCTAGCAGCCTTCTCCAGCTGTCCGAGGCTTGCACTAGACAGGTTGTCGAGTGTCTCCTTGACGCTCATTGTCGAGTTCTTGAATTGCTTCATCTCTCGCTCTGCGGCCTTCAAATCCTTGGCGAGGGAAGCCCCTAAACGGGAATCGCCCGCCGAGAAGGCATCCTGTTTTGCCTTCTTCAGACGAGCGACTCTGTCCTCTAACTCTTTGAGTCGGTTCTTCGCCTCCTCAGAGTTGAGCTTGATGACTGTTGTATATACCTCTTGTCTTGCCATTATCGGGTGACTTGTATATAGCTGTTATATAATATGTTGGAATGGGGATTGAAGTTGATGACCTTGACATCATAGCCTTTGGTGCCCCACCGCCACCAGAGGAATCTGTGCTTGTACTGCCTGTAGACGATGGTCTGGAGGCTGTCTCTCGCCTTGTATGTCAAGATGGAGTCCGCCGTATTGAGACGGAAACTGAGCCATCGGTCGCTGTAGGTATAGACCGAGTCGCTGCGGTCAGTCTTGACCGTATCAGCAGTACTCAGACTCGTGCGCTGGTCTGCCAAGACCTGGCCAAGGCGAATGTCCAGGTCATGGAGCAGTTGGCGGTCGTAGGCCTGAATTTTGTACTCCTCAGCCGGCATCTGCAGCACCTGCTGCGTGATGACCGTGAGCGAGTCTCGGATGGTGTCTCGCTCGGCTGGAGCATACTGAAGTTTCAGCCCATTGAGCTGTTCTCTCAGTTCCTGCTCCGCTTGCTGCTGTCGATGGTCAAAAATCCAGAAGCAGGCGATGATGACCAATATCACCGATATGGCCATGATGATTGACTTGAGATGTTTCTGCATAATCCTTGATGTTAAATGTCGGCATATTCCGGAATTGCGTCGAAGCAAGGACACTCCTTGATGCGCTCCCATGGATCGACCACTCCATTGTGGTTCTTGTCAGGCGAGATGTCACGATGTCCCATGATCTTGGCATCAGGGTAGCGTTGACGCAACTCCTTCAAGAGTTGACGAAGTCCAGCCTTCTGTTCTTCTGTTCGGTTGTCGATAGCCTTGCCTGTGCGGGATATTCCACCCATGTATGCCACGTTGACTGAATCGAAATTGTGACCTTTAACTCCGTTGGACGGCAGGTCTTCTGTCATGAGCTGCGTGTACTTGCCATCAGCGGTTACGACCCAGTGGTAGCCTGGATAATGCCAGCCTTTGTTTCTGAACTCCTTGAGCAAGGCATCGACAGACCATGACTGTCGGCTTGCTGTACAATGAACGAAAATTTTCTTAATCTTGCGTGCCATTTTTGTTATTGAAATATTTATTGATAATGTCTTTAACTCTGGTGTCAAAAGTCAGTGCGAAACCAAAGACGGTTGCCACGTAAACCAGACTCTGCCCAAAGTACCACAAGACGTTAGATGTGACGTCGTGGGACATAAAAAAGCTGATGTACACGAGCACAATGCCAGCAAGCAGTACGATGCCAGCCGAGCTGTAGTGTATCCAATCCTTGGTATTTCTCTGCATATCTGTACCTGATTAAATCTGGCACAAAGGTACAGATAATATAAGAAATATAAAAATACGGCAGGAAGAACGATTTTCCTCCTGCCGTATCTGTTAACTATGAGATATCTCTGTCGAGTAATTCTTTGGCCATCTGCTTAGCCTGCTCTCGCCATTCCTGGAATACCTGGTACTCTGTCTCATGCTCCTTATTGCCATCTCCATGGTTGCATAGGATGGCTTCGACATCGCCCTGACTGTACTTAGTACGAACAAGACCATTCACGAACTGGCGATAGCTTGCCGACTCAGCCTCAATTTTAGTGGAGCCGTCAATCTCTGTGCCCTCGTAGCAGTAGGCTGTCACTGTCTTACTATCGCCATCAGACTCCGACATGGTGGTGTCTGGGTGATAGTTTTCTACTTTCTGCTCACTCAGGAACAGAAGAAAATGCTTGCTGTCATATCTCAAGTATGACATACGGCAAAGATAAAATTTCTTGTGCATCTAGATAAACTTATAAAATTTCTTGCCAAACTTGTTGGTGAGTTCCGCTGCAACGGTGTAGAAGCCCTTGTCCAGCAGTTCCCACTCCTTGCGTGCCTGGTCAACCAGAATATCTGAGCCAGTAAAGAGCCACCACGACTCAGGTTGCCAAACCGGCTCCTCAATCTCATCGCCATGTTCATCGAGTTGTCCTGTCTTCCGGACGTGATCGATGAAACGGAAGCGGATGGCTAGGCGGTCCTTTGGCACCTTCTTGGTGACTATGTGCTTGACGCCCTGGTCGTCAACTTCTTCAACCTGCTCCATCTTGAAGTCGACTCTCGACTTATCTATCTTGTAATCCTCTATGAGGATGAGGAACTTGTCATAGTCCTCAATGTTGTGGCACAGGATATCGCCTGGATGCTTCTTCTGCGCCAAACTCATGCCCTCGAAGGGAACCTCTCCCTTGCGAGCCTTCACAATCTGACCATACTTTTTCATACCGATTTTATTTAATAAGTTTTTTGTATCTGCGTGTTTGGCTAGGCCAAGCCTCGATGCTGCCTTGCGCCGGATCTGTTCATCGCTAAGACCACGTTTGCGCAATCTTGCCACCTGGGCACAGAGAGCCTGCTTGGTGCGCTTGCGCAAAAGGGCATGGTCGGCAAAGATCTTCTGTCCACAGAAGTCTATGCCGTCACATGTACGATGAATATTCCAACTTTTATTGATGCTCAGCTTCCAGTCTCTTGCCAAGTGCATGACTGCAAGCTCCGCCATGAGGCGTAAGAAAACCTTATCTTCATGCATGATGAAGATATTGTCCATGAATCTATAATAATGTTTGAGCCCTTCCCGGCAAAATCGGTCGAAGCGCTCATTGAGGGATTTTACCCCCCCCAGCCCGTCCGAGAACGGCCGTTTTGGGGTGTATCATAGAGGGCAGAACCGCTATCACGACTCCACCTAAGCCCTTCTAAGGGCATATCTTTTTTCATCTTAAAATTTTAGTT